ATGGAAAACCAGCTACGTGGAGTTGAAAAAGCTTTGAAAGATGTTGGTCGCGAAAATAGCTGGGCTGGGAAGATGGACAAGCTAGGTGACACCTTTAAGCGTGGTGGCGAAAAACTCCGTGCAATGGGTGATGCTATGAAGCCTGTATCTACAGTTCTTACTGCCGGTTTTGCTTTGTCAACTAAGAAAGCAATAGACTTTGAAAGCCAAATGAATACGACCAAGTCACTCCTAGCAGATACTATACCAACTGCGGATGAACTGAATAGCACCACACAAAAATTGGGTGAGAGTTCGAAAGGTTGGGCGAAACAGTATGGTATCTCAACATCCTCCATCAATGAGGGGATGCAGGAAATTATCAAAAAAGGGTTTGATGCTAATCAGACTATTGCTGCTATGCCTGCTATCTTAGATGCTGCTAAGGCGTCGGGAGATGATTTTAACGTGGTAATGAATGCTTCGACTAACATCTTGCGTCAGTTTGGGCTAGAAGCTAAGGACACGAACCGTGTTACAGATAGCTTGACTTATGTTGCCAACAAGACATCGGCTGGCTTTTCAGATATGGGGCTAGCCATGGAGTATATAGGGCCTGTGGCTCATTCTTTGGGGATGTCTATTGAAGAAACTTCTGCAGCTATCGGTCTTCTTTCTGATAATGGTATTGCTGGGGAAAAGGCTGGTACAGCTTTACGTGGTGCGCTTTCTAAATTGCTCAAGCCTTCTAAATCAAATGCTGCAGCAATGAAAGAGCTTGGTTTTAGTGTGGAAGAGTTCCAATCTGGCGCTTTGAAACTTCCTGATATCATTGATCGCATCAAGGAATCAACAAAAGGGTGGACAGATGCTGAGAAATCATCTGCTATTGCTCGTGCCTTTGGTGTTGAAGCTCAAACTGGAATGAATGCCCTTATCAACCAAGGAGGGGATGCGTTACGTAATCTTACCAAGGAAACTGAAAATGCTCGTGGGTATACTAAGAAATTGGCGGACGAGCTGTCTAAATCATCTAAAAATGGAGTAGAGCGATTCAAGTCAAGTTTGGAAGTGCTTCAAATCAACATCGGTCAGAAACTCTTACCTCTACTAACGCCTCTCCTTGAAAAGGCAAATGAGTTTATTGAGTGGTTAGATAAGGCACCCGAAAGCACACAAAAGTTCGTACTTGGGTTTGGTGGTTTCTTAGCTTTGGGCTACCCATTGCTGAATATGTTGGGGAATGTATCAACGGGATTAGGTTATCTCTTTAAAGGCGGTAGTAAGGTTGCGGATCTGTTTTCTAAGGGGTTAAGTTTTGGAAAAGCAGGTACGGAAGCGGCTGAACTGGGAACTCAGGTAGCTGAGACTGCTGGAAAAACTGGGCTACTAAAGACAGCTTTAGCTGGATTGACGAGTCCTGTCAGTCTTTTAGTCGGAGGTACGGTTCTGCTGGCTGGTGGTCTAGCCTATCTAGCTAACGAGAAAGACAAGGCTCGCATCAAGACTGAAGAGTTTGGTTCTCAGTTGAGCGATACCGCTCGTGGAGAATTGCGAAGTTTTCAAAAAACTGTTGATGAAACCAGTACGGCTGTCGCAAACTTCGGTACTCATGCTGGAGATGCCGACAAGGTCTCTGGAGCCTTTAAAAAACTTTATGATGAGATTGTATCTGGAGCTGAAAAAGCGAATCAGAGAATGCAGGAATTGGCTACAAAATGGGGCCTTTCTGAAGAAGATGTCGCAAGAGCAAAAGAGAAAAATGCTCAGGTGGTAAGTAACACAGAAGCGATGATGAATCAAATCAATGAGATTTATCAACGCCATAATGGTGATGCAAGCAAATTCTCTCAAGAGGAGAAAGAAATCATCCTAAACAATCAGAATGAGATGATTAAGGCTAAGTTAAAGTTGATGAGTTTGTCTGAAGAACAACAAACAGCAGCACTTCAAGCCTTAAATGGTAAAATCAGCTCACTCAACGAAACACAGTTAAAACATACTAGAGATGTTTTAAAACAGGCTATGGATGAAGAAAAGAAACTCTACGAGAACTCAAAGAGTGAGTGGAAAGAGTTACTTGATGGTAAAGCAATTGATCAAGAGACTTACAACAAGAAAATGCAAGAGATTGAAGCTAACCACACTCAAACAATGGAAGCTTTAGGAAGCAAGTATTACCAGGTTATGCAAAATCTTGATGCAAAGGTGAAAGCTCGAACTGGTCAAAGTTGGAACTACTGGGAAGAAGCTAAGAAAGTTTTGGAAGAGTACGGCCTATCCTATGAAGAAATCGGAAAAAAAGCTGCAGAAGCTTCTCAAAAGATAGGTGATTCACATAGCATCCTCGCTAACTACACTAGCGAGATGAGCAAGGAAGTAAAGGAAGCTAATGATGCCTGGTCATTGTTAGTCGGAAATATTGACAAGAATGGTAATTTCCAAGTTAAGTCAAACGTTAAGGAAGTGATCGGCGAAGCTTCTAAATCTGCTGAAGGTTGGGAACAATTACAGTTCATTGCTAAGACTGCAGATATCAACTCAAATGCTCGTGCGACTATAGCCGAGGCTCTTGTCGAATCGGGCAAATGGAAAGACATGACTCTCGAAGAGAAACAAGTGATTGTCAAGAACCAAGCTGGGCTACAAGCTATCTTTGATAGCGAAACTCATCTCAAAATCTGGAACAGCATGCCAGCGGAAGTCAAAGAACTTCTCATGAAGAATACAGACATCATGAATAAGGCGGAGGAAGCCTCAAAGGCTCTGTCTAACTATGAAGCTCTGAAACCAAAACAGAAGGAGTTGCTGGCCAATGATGAAAGTGTCCGAAAAGCAGTCGCTCGTTCAACTGATACTCTGATGACTTGGAATGCGACCACACCGTTTACAAAAGATTTGAAAGCTGATCCTACGAATGTTTTGAACAATGGTCAGTTATCTATCGATAAGATTACGGCTTGGAATTTCGCATCTGCTGAGACTAAGTCTTTGGATGCGGTAGACAATACGAGTGCAGCTGTCGGAAGTGCGATTTTGAGTGTTAATTCACCCAAACAAGAAGCTCCTATCAATTTGTTTGCAACTGATCAGACTGGTGGCGTAAGAAGCGAGACAAGTAGCGCTATCAATGCTATTAAGCAATATAATCCAGTGGATATTCTTGCTAAGAATAGCACTTCTGGTACTGTTAGCGAGGTCAAAAGTGGTGTCAATGGTATCCAGGACAAAACTGTTACTATCAACGCTCGAGACAATGCTTCTGGTGTACTTTCAGGGATTCGAAGCTGGATCAATAGTGTAACGGGCAACTTCTTTACAAATATTTTTGCAAGCAAGCATGCCCACGGAACCAATTATCACCCTGGCGGTCTTGCTATCGTCAACGACCAAAGAAATAGTAATTATAAAGAGCTTGTTACTCTTCCAGACGGCAGAAGTTTCATTCCTGAAGGAAGAAATGTCCTTCTTCCACTCCCTAGAGGATCCAAGGTGTTGCGAGCAGATAAGACCAGACGTCTGATGCATGAAATGGGTGTTCCTAAGTATGCTTCAGGTATCGGGATTCCGAGTGATGCGAAATTCCTTCGAGAAATGGAACAAGCACAGCGCAATATCACGATTCAAACTACTAGTGTTCAAAGTGGTCAAGATACAGAGCAAGTTGTATCTGAGATGAGGATTCTGAGAGCAAGTTTAGAAAAATTGCTTACTGCTATCCTTAACAAGGACACAGATACTTATATGGATAGTTCTGTAGTGACGGATATTATAACCAAGAAGCAGAGAGAGCGAGAAAGAATGACACTAAGAATGAAAGGAGTGCTTGAATGAGTGAAGTTACAATGCGTTTCAATAAAACTGATTTTCGAGACCTTATTGAAATCCATGACATCCAACGAGATATCGGGAACAATCGCTCTATCTCTATCGACCAAGCACCAAGAATCGGAGTCAATATTCAGCAACAAACCATTGATGCAAAATATATCAAGGTAGATTTTTCGATCTGGTCCGAAGACAGAAATACCCTCAAGCACAAGCTTGCGGGTATTTTTAGTGTTGATAGTCCTAAAGAGCTGACTTTTTCAGATGAGCCTGACAAATACTATCTGGCCATGCCGATTGAGAGTATTTCAATGCAAGAAACGAGCGGTCGAAGGTCAACCGGTTCTATAAAATTCATTGTTTCAGACGGTGTAGCCCATAGCACAGCTTATAAGAATTTCAATAGTGATTCAAATGCACAAACTACAACCGATAAAATGGTTTTTGACTTAGTAAACAATGGGACGGTTGAGGCCTTTCCAATTATCAGAGTTAAGCATAATGCTGAAAATGGTTATATTGGTCTTGTCAATAGTAATACAGCTTTTGAGATGGGAAACCGCGAGGAGGTTGATACTGAAACAGTAAAGCGCTCTGAGGTCTTGCTTGACTTTCGAGGCGACAAAATCGCTCAAGGGTTGACGCAAGCAGTAAAAAATAGCTCAGTGACTAATGGTTCAGAGAATTTAATTGGGACATCGGAGCTAATTACAACAGGCAGTAAGAAACGTGTCAAATTAAGAGAACAGTTTAGCGGAACATATAATAAAAGCTATTCAACAGGCTTATCATGGGAGATACCAGCTGACTCAACAGGTCAAAAAGGCTCTCTAAATGATTACATTTTTTGTAAATTAGTCTATCAACTTGAGTCAATAGCACAATGTGGCTTTATCAAGGTGGCTGTATCTGATACAGCAGGTCAGTTTTTGTATGGGGTTGAAACTTACAAGAGATATAACGGTCTATATTGTGGATTTAATGTCTTTGCCACTAATAATAACGGAGATTATAACTTTCTCAATACTTTGGATTTTGACTCATCTAGCGATAGCAATAGAAATCCTTTTACATTATCAAGAGGACAGTTTGAAATTAAGCGAAATGATGAGAAAATCCAAGTTTACTACAACGGTTCATACTATAATTTTGTCGTCCCTGAAATCAGGGGCAAAAAGTCAGCTAAAATCCATGTCACGATAGGCGCTTTTCACGGAAAGCCAATCATCTCTTACTTATATCTTGATGAGTTGATGTATCGTAAGGACTTTGTGCAAGCATCAAGAGACATTCCTAATCGCTATCCTATCGGTTCAAATGTTGTAATTAACAGTGAAGATGATACGGTCTATATTGACGGAATCGCTAAAGCTGAAGAGGTTGTCGATGGCTCACAATGGCTATCTATACCGCCTGGAAATTCTAAACTTGAGATGTATTTTTCAAGTTTTATAAAGAAAAAACCAACCGTGACAATCGAATTTGAAGAAAGGTGGCTATAATGCTTTTAACAATTCATGATGCAAACTTACAAAAGGTTGCTTTTGTTGATAACCGCAAACAAAGTACACTTAATTATTATGGTGATACATGGAATAGAAGCTTACCAACAGGATCATCTACTTTTGAATTTACTGTATTTAAAAAGGCTATTAAGTCAGACACTCCAACCCAAAAAGCCTATTCTTATCTGAATGAACGGGCGTGGGTATCTTTCAAATATCATGGCAAGAGCTTTATTTTCAACGTTATGCAGGTTGAAGAAAATGAGCAGACAATTAAATGTTATTGCGAAAACCTCAATCTTGAGCTTATCAATGAGATAACCAACCCTTACAAGGCTACAAAGGCTATGAGCTTTGCTGAATATTGTGAGGCTATGGGCTTGTTAAACTATACTCACCTATCCATCGGCATCAATGAAATTTCAGATTATAAGCGTACTCTGGAATGGGAGGGGCAAGAAACCAAACTGGCCCGTCTATTAAGCCTAGCCAAACAATTTGATGCAGAGATTGAATTTGATACACAGTTAAATGCTGACAGTACAATTAAGAAATTCTCTATCAATGTCTATCATGAAAACGATGACAATCATCAAGGCGTAGGCCGTATCAGAAATGATATACAGTTAAAATATGGCAAAAATATCAATTCTATCACTAGAAAAGTTGATAAGACTGGCATTTTTAACTCAATCAAACCAACAGGAAAAAGACGAGTTAAAAATAATAAAGGTGAGGAAGTTGAAGAAGTTGTTACAATAAGTGGTCTTGACGAGTGGAAAAAGTACAACAAGGATGGAATTTGTGAATTTTATCAATTAGGGGCTCACCTTGTTGCACCTATCTCTATGCAACTATATCCATCAACATTCACGCACTCAACAGGTATTCTAGACCAGTACACAAGAAAAGATTTTAGTTACGATACCGACGATCCAAAAGAATTGCGACGTCTAGCATATAATGAACTAAAAAAACATTGTTATCCAGCAATCACTTATGAAGTCGATGGCTTTGTCGATGTTGAAATCGGCGATACAGTCAAAATTCATGATTCAGGATTCAATCCTTTGCTAGTAGTTCAAGCGCGAGTTACTGAACAGAAAATCAGCTTTTCAAATCCAGCAAGCAACAAAACAGTATTTTCGAACTTTAAAGCCTTCGAAAATCAGTTATCAGACGGAATACAAGAGGCTCTTGAGCGCTTATTTGAGCAGTCTAAGCCTTACATTATCAAGCTATCTACTAGCAATGGAATCATCTTTAAAAATCAAGCTGGTGAAAGTGTTATCACTCCTGCACTTTACAAGGGCGGTAAGTTGATAACAGCTGGAGTTACTTGGAGATGGTCTTTAAATGGGATTGTAACAACTGGTCAGACATACACAGCTAGAGGTAGAGATGTTTCTGGCGTAATCACATTGACTGTTGCAGCTTACATTGATAATGAAGAAGTCGCAGTAGATGAAATTTCTCTAGTAAATGTATCAGACGGCTTAAATGGCCCTAAAGGAGACAAAGGTGACCCAGGCAAGGACGGTGTTGCTGGTAAGAATGGTGTGGGCTTGCATTCCACTGTAATCACTTATGCACCATCTACCTCAGGAACTAACGCTCCAAACTCTGGATGGGCAAGTTCTGTTCCAGTTATTCAAGCTGGACAATATCTTTGGACTAAAACAACTTGGAATTACACAGACAACACCTCTGAGACAGGCTACTCAGTAGCTAGGATTGGTAGAGACGGAAATACTGGTAGAGATGGTGTCGCTGGCAAGGACGGCGTTGGCATTCGTGCAACAGCCGTAGTTTATGCTAGTTCCACATCAGGAACTGTTCCACCATCTAGTGGATGGGCATCTCAAATCCCTAGCGTACCAGCTGGGCAGTATTTGTGGACTAAAACAACCTGGAGCTACACAGATAACACCTCTGAGACAGGTTTTTCTGTTGCAAAAATGGGTGAAACTGGCCAAAAAGGAGATAGAGGAGAGCCAGGACCTAGAGGTCCTCAAGGTGATAGAGGAGAAAAAGGCGA